TACTATATTTGAATCTCTTTTCTTTTTTAAATGTGTGAAATCAGGTTCATGTAAAGGAATTACTTTATTCGGTTGCTCGCATACTCCACGAATACAACAAAGACTTTCTTGTTGTTAATTTCCTTACTCATTAGTATCATCACACAATTTAGGAGATAAAGCATTTTCAAAATACCAGTAATAATTAAATAGGTTCATAAATTATAATATAATTTATACCTTTATATCAAAACAAAAAAATTAAAAATTGATCTAAATCAATTACTATACTACTTCACTCCACGAGTTTCCATCATGGAAATATAAACCACCTTCTTTAGTTCCTTCCCATCTTCCTAAATCTTCATTCCAACTTTTGTGATACTCTTCCTCTGTAGGTTTAGCTACTGGTGCTTCCCACTCCCATTTATTATCTTCTAAAACCCAAGAAGGAAAAGGTTTTATTCTAACAAATACATCATTGACTGAATCATATTCTCCACCTGTGTGGGCATATCCTCCTCTAAATGCATTGCTGTATGAAGTTTGTTTCCAATAAGTCGCTGGATAAGTTCCACCAAGCTCCTCTTTAATATTTTCACATGGATTAATATTATCAGTTACCCAAGTTTCAGCTTGTGCGGATAACTCTCCACCATTATTGTCTACATCATTATCTGATATAACAACAATTCTTAAAATTTCATCATTATCTGATCTCATTTCTGCAAATGATGCCATTACCAATTACCTGCCATTCTAGCTTCATATTGAGTGCTTAATTTCCAAACACCTGAAGCTACTAAACCACCTGCTCCTGTTTCAGCTACAATTACAACTCCACTAGCTCCCGGACCTGGTCCTTCTCCAACTGCTCCATTACCTGTGTTTGCCATTGGGGTTGCTCCTGCCCAGTCACTTGGATTTGCTCTTACTGGATATCCTGCATTTTGCATTGCAGGTGATGGTATTGGTCCTTTTGGATGACATCCACCTGTTGCATACCATAAGTCTGTTCCTGTAATATCATTAGGTGTTCCTTGTCCACCTCTTGCCCAATAAGCAGGGTTTCCATCTGGTGTTCCATCAACTAGTGCTCCTGGAGTTGCTGACCCGCCACCTGCTCCTGGAGTTTCTCCTTGATTTGCACCTGGTGATGCTCCTGAACCTGGATTACCTTCTGGGGGTGTATAACCTCCAGAGTTTCCTGATCCACCGGATCCACCTCCACCTGGAAAGTGATCAGCTGCTCCTCCACCTGATCCGCCAGGAATTCCATTTGAGCCTCTACCTCCAGCACCGTTTCCGCCTGCTGATGAAGTATATCCCATTGCACTACTTGTAGAGGATGCTCCTCCAACAGTTAAGGGATAAGGGTTTCCACCTGTAACTGGTTGAGTTGCAAAATATCTATAACCGCCTGCTCCTCCACCTCCAGCTTGTCCTCCGGAATTAGCGTTTCCGCCTCCTCCTACAATTAAAAGTTTAACTACGCTTGTGCCTGGTTGAACTGCAAAACTTGGATTAGAAGAAGTTGCATTTGTAATTAAATCTTCAATTACTGGATTATTGTCTGGTCCTATAATTCCACCGTTAGCCATAAATTATATAACCTCCTAATCTGCAATTACATCATATGATACTAAACATTCTAAATCTGAGTTAGCGCCTGCGAATGCTTGAACAATATCTGTTTCTTCAAGATAGAACGAACTATTTTTATCAACCACTTGCAAAGTAGCTTGTGCAGGTACAGAAATTATATTTGCAATAGCTCTACTATTAGAACCATCATAATAATTTACTGTAACATTAGCTGCATTAGTACCATCTATATTTGATATCATAATAGAATTTATTTTAAAAACAGTATTCGCTGTAGCTGTTACTAAATTAGCACTTGTTGTAGTTAATGCAAATACATCCGTTTTTCCATTGATAGTTGCAACATTAACTATATTTGGGTTTGCCATATTATTATTCTCCTATTAACCAAAAACCATCGCCATAGCGATAGCTTTTCCTGTTGTTATTCCTGCTGTAGCAAAAGATAAAACTTTATTTCCATCAGTTGTTAAAGCTTGTCCACTTGTACCATCAGAAGCTGGTAATGTAAAGTAATTTGATGACCCTGCATTACCAATTCCAGTAACATTTAAATCACCTAAATCAGCCATTATATCTGCAATCGTAGATCCATCTGAATATACTAATGTTTTTGTTCCTTGTTTAAGAGCTACTCCATTTGCAGCATGACCTGTATTTGCAAAAGTTAAAGTATATGAACCTGATGTATTATTAAATAAAGTATATTTTGTTTCTTCTGCATCTGTAAAAACATGAATATTTGCTGTTAAGGCACCTGTAAATTCTAATACTGCATTATGAACTTGATCATCAGTAGAAGTATCATTTGTGTTAGTTGTAGAATTAGCAGAGGTTAAAGTTACATTTGCATTTCCTGCAACGTTTGCTGCTTGATAACCTTTTACTGAACAATCAACTCTATTAAAAACATAGTTAACAAGATTACCCCAATTACCTGAGTTTTCTCCTGAAGCTTGACGTTCTAATTTTAATCGTGCTGTATAACTTGAAGCCATAATTATTTATACCTTATAAGTTTATTTTTGTAAATAATATATATTTGTATTAAATTGTACACTAAATATTTGTCCATGTATAGGTATTTGAATCATTAATATCGTCCCAAAATCTTAAATTTACAGGAGTAACATTAGCTTGTATTCCAGTCATTTCTAAAAAGTTATTAGAATCAGGTATAATTGTAGCTAAAGATATAGTCATTCCTTGACCTGTTATATCTAATATTTGTCCTGTACTTATTATAAATGAACTGACATTAGCATTAGCATTTATTCCAGTTATAGGAATAATGTTTTCAGTAGTAGTTGTAATAGTAGCTAAATAAGAAGTTAGTTCTTGACCAACTATCTCCATTGAGTTAGCAGTTCCAGTTGCAGTAATTCCTAAATTTGCTTCTAAATCAAAACCAGGTGTTACAATAGTTATAGTCCCATGTGCTGCAATAGAATAAGTTCCTATATGTGTATTTGCTAATAATCCAGTAATAGTACCTGTATTAGCATTTGCAGTAACTGTACTTGATCCTACATTTGCATTAGCAAATTGACCTGATAGAGTTATTCCTGCATTTCCAATTATTGCTGAAACAGAATTAATAGCAGTATTAACTTGTTGACCTGTAATTGAAAATAAACTACCATTTCCTGTTAGAATATAACCACCAGGAGTGTTCCATCCATCAGAACTCCAAGCTTGTCTACCCCAACCTAAACCTAAATCTATTTCAACAGTTGCTTGTGAACCAGTTACAGTAACAAAAGCACTAGGTGCAGCATTCCATGTTGCTGAATTCCAAGTTGATCTACCCCAACCAGTATTTATTTGTGCATCTACTGTTATTGAATTTAATGCGGTATTTGCTAATAAACCTGTAATAGCAGAACCTGAAGCTGAATCACTCCATGAACCTAAATTCCATTGGCCACTATTCCATGTACTTGCCATAAGGAGTTTCTCCTTATGCTATTCTAATTAAGCCAGCAGATGAGTTTGCAGTTGGAAACTGTAATTCAAAAGTTCCATTTGTAGAAGTTTTAACTCCTCCAAAATCTAAAACCGCAATTGCAGAGTTACTGTTATTTGCATTATATAAAAGTGCAGCTTGAGCAGAAATTGTTGCATTTGCAAATGTAACATTATCAGCATCAAAAATTGCAGTAGTTCCATCTACAGTAATTGCTACATTAGTTAATGCATTTCCACCTGTAGTATAATTAGTTCCAGATGATGAAATTTCATTCGCAGTAGCATAAGCAGTTGTGTTTGCTGCTAAAGATGCAGTGTTATCATACAAAGCACATTTCAAAGTAAGTGCTGCAAGGTTTCCACCAGGCGACATTAAGTCTTGTTTGAATACAGTAGCTATCGCTTGTGTTATTGCCATATTTATTGTCCTCCAGTTAATGTGTTTGTACCAAGAGGGCTACCAGGAAACTTATAATCTGTTCTTCTTCTTCTACGAGCTTCATTATTTATAGTAGCTACTTGTTCTTTATACAAATTTTTGTATATAGTATAGTCTTCCATGTTCTTTGTAAAGAGATTTGCTTCAGCTAAACAAGCATAAGTTAATGTACTTGGTATATTTTCAGTATACCAATTTGTAGTATTAGTATTAGATAAAGGATTAATTTTACCTTGATATCCTAATTTAACTGTATATGCTTGATCTGGAGTGGGAGCTAAATAAACTCGATCATCATCAAAATTAGAAAAATATTTAGGTTGGCCTTGAATTGATATATCAGGCCAATATTCTTGACAATATGCTAAAGTTTTCATTTCTAAATAACTTACATTAGAACCTACAGTTATTGATAAATAATTAAATAACATAGGTTCAATAGCAGTAGGAAGGTTTACCATTCTATCTCCCGCTATTGTAGTTGTAGTTACATTTTCATTAAATCCAATAGGGTCTATATCTCTTGATAAACTTTCAAAAGCATTTTGAATAAAATTTCCTACTTGATTAGTAAAATCAGTTCCTGTATTTTCAGCCCAAACTTTAATATCATTTTGAAGACTGCTGTATGTCATTGCCATCTTTTTTTATCTCCTCGTCAACTTTAATTTTAGTACCATCTTTTTTTATTATCTCATCAACTTTAAATTTAGTCCATACGTGTCCTGCAAATGGATAAGTTCCATAATGCGTTAAAGGACTTTGAAGATCAGCATATATCTTACCGCCTATTTTTTGCCATAATCTACAAAAAGCATAATCTTCACTTAAATATCTATTACTTTTTTCATCAATAATACAGTCAAAAAATGCATAACAATTTTTACTAGAATATCTATTATTATTAATAATTTGATCACTAGTATATTTAAGATTAGGATAAGCTTCTTTCATTTTATAAAAAACTTCTTTTTTTATACACATAAATCCAGTTGCAGCATCTAAAACTTCAGTAAATCCTTTTTCTACTTTTATATTTCTAGGATTAGCAAAATTTAAATTATAACCATAAGCTTTTTGTTCAAGATTTTTTGGATCTTCTTTTACAAAACCTGGAATACCTTTCCAATCAATAGATTTTCTAGGATATATTCCACATGCTATATCATAATCTGATTGTATCAATCGAGTTACAGCTTCTCCATTAAATCCGATATCTGCATCTATAAACATTAAATGAGTAAAAGATTTATCATCTTTTTCACAATAATCTAAAAATTGACTTACTAATGTATTTCTAGCTCTAGTAACTAAACTTTCATTACCCATTGTATTTAAATGAACTTTAAATTTATTTTTAGCTGCAAATTGAGTTAGACTTAATATCCCATGTAAATATCCTTCTGATAAAAGACCGCCATAACAAGGTGTGGCAACCATAACACCAATTTTTTTTTCACTCATAATATTACAACTGTAACATTTCCGAGTGCAGTTTGTAACAAATTTGTGTTAGCTGTATACCAAGTTGTTGGTAAAGTAGCTACTCCTACATATAAAGGTTGACCTGATGTATTTTCATAACCAGGAATTGCAGTAAATTGATTAGGAACTCCACCAGTAGAAGAACCTGCAACTCCTCCTCCAGTTCGTGCTGCTTTAGTAGCAGAAATATTAGCTTGAAGTCTTGCATTTTGTAAAGCGGTTGCATCAGTAAAATATGTTAAATCTAATTGTGGTTGTTTAGGTTCCCACTCTGAAGTATGAACTAACATACCTGTCCATTCATATAACATTTCTTGATAAGGAAATTTTAATCCTGATCTATCAGAAATTGCATAAGCATATTTTCCAGCTGCAAATTTATTTGAAGGTGCTCTATGTGGTCTTGTGGAAGCAGGAATTCTTGGCATTATTGATAAAATCTATTAGCTGTTGCTGGTAAAATTCTAGTAGAAGGAGTATCATCTCCTGCTATTAATCTTTCAAAAGCTTGTTCATAATCTATTCGTAAAACTTCTTGAGTTGCACCAGGTATACCCGGTCTTTTTTTAGAAAGATAATAAGCAAGTCCTGCGCACATACATTCAAAAGCTCTAAAAGGTACATCAACATTTTGTTCTACTCCACTTACAGTTGAAGCTGTTATATCTTCAATTCTTCTCATTCGATAATATGTAATTGTATAAGATTGATCAGGTGCAGGATAAACTTTTAAAATAGGAGTAATTAATCTTTGCAAATAATATTGAGTAGGTCTAGATTCAGTAGTTTTATTTGAAATAACAGCATAATCATTAAGACCTAAACGTGTCATTGCATATTCTGTGCCATCACTTAATTGAATATTAGCATTTATAATATCTACAGTATCACTATCTAAATTATAATCAGTAGTACCTTGAGTTACAGCTTGAGTTTTATATTCTACAGTCCATTGATTATAACCACGATTAGCCCAATCACTAAACATAATATTTAAACTACGTCTAGCTGATCGTACATCATAACCTAAAATAGGATCTCCTCCTAATCTATCATAGGCTTCTTGTATTACATCATTTACTGTTAAAGTAAAAGTGGAAGTTCCTGATAATGCCATAGTTCTCCCTTACGCATAAAATGCTGTTACACCATTAATAGTTGCTACATTAGCGCCAACAAGTGAAGATGAAACTTGTATACTTGTACCAAATTTAATACCTTCTGATGGTAAATTCATTTGAACTGTTGAAGCTCCTGCTGCTGCATTACCTGTTTCAATCTCAAATATGTCTGTTCCACCATCTTTCCAAGTAAGAACACCTGGAGAATCAGAAGGTTCAATAATAAAACCTTTTAATCTCATTGGTCCTCCAAATAAAGTAACAGTAGTGGCAACATTTGAAGATGTATTAGATAACCCTGCTTTATTTACACTAGCTGCAAATATATCTGATCCTGCCATAATTTCTCCTATATTAAATTATATTTTTTTAAGTTCTCATATAGTAAAGCAATTCTGTCATCATGAACAGTGCTTGGTTTTAAGTATTCTGCTTGATAAGCTTTAGCTTGAGTAGTTCCTAAATCTAATGGTTGTTGATTTAGATTTACACTTGGTGCTTGTCCTATAGATTGACCACTATCTATTACTGTAGCTCCTCCACTAAATGTCTCTATTACTTTTTCTATATTTTGTAATTTTTCTTCTAATGATTCTTCGTCATCTTTTTCTTTTTCTTTTTCTTTATCTTTTGTAGTAATAACTCCTTCATCTTTTTGATTAATTCTTTCAGCCTCTCTAGCATCACCACCTGTTTCTAATACTGCTTTTGTTGCTATATCAGTTTCTTTATCATCATCTTTTAATTCAGTTACTTCTGTATCTTTAACTTTAATTAATTCATCATCTTTATCATCAAAAACATTTTTTAAAGCTTTAGCTGGTTCATATAAAAAATCTAAATTTAATTCCATAATCCTCCAATAAAAGGAGGCCCGAAGGCCCCCTAAATTATTATTAAGCTATTGTAAATGTTCTTTGTAAGCCATTATCTTGAAGATAAGTCACAGAAGTTGTTATAGCTCCTGTATTACCATCGCCATCTGTACCAGTAAATACACCTACTACTTTAATATCAGAAGCTCCAACGTTTGCCATTAAACCTAAAGCTGCAGAAGATTGTGATGTTCTTCCTAAAGCTTTACAGTTTGCAGCAGCAGTGAATGCTGTAGCATTCGAAGCATTTCCAACTGAAAAAGTTGCAGCATTTGTATCATTTGATACTTCAGTAACATCTACATGCACAAATAAAATTTGTGAATTAGCTGGAATTACAGCAACATTTGTATTTGCTGTTGCTCCAGTAATTGTAACATCTTTACCTTGTGCCATTGTTACATAGCCAGTGTTTTTTACATTCGAGCCTAAAGTGCTACCAGTAGTTTCATTAATACTACCAGCTAATACCGGACCCGAAAATGTTGTTTTTCCCATAAGTCTATCCTCCTTTAAAAAATAGTCTGCTTGCGCAGTCGTTTGGGTTGTTACTAGGCGCCGAAGCGCCTAGTATTGATTAGTTATTACGCAGCTCCTTCGGAACCGTATACACCTCTCCAGTCAGTAAAACCGAAAGAATATCTTTCTCTAACTTTGTATCTTAAATTACCAGTTTCAAAATCGCCTTCTACAGCTTTTTTGATTGGTGATCTAAGGAAGTGTTTCATTCCATCTGGGCAATCAGTTAATATGAAGTATTGATCAGGGTCAGTAAATCTTTGATTTACTACAACACCTTCAGGGATCATACCCATATTTCTAAGTGCATTGATGTCATTATCAGCAGTTCCCGGTCTTAAATTAGACTTAAGGATTCTTTCTGCAATAAACACCAATTGAGGTGGAACCGCAAGTTTTCTTCCTGATAAAGCAACAGGTATACTTCTGTCATCAACAGCTGTTGAGATTTGAACTAAAAGTGTCTCTAAGGACGTTTCAGATAAATCTGCAGGTGTTGCTAATATGTTAGAAGCAGTACCGCCACCACCTAGTGGATGAGAACCATTTAATAATGCTACTCCGTCTCCACCAACCGATGTGCCAGTTGCGTTATTGAAAACATTTGCGCCTTTTATTTCTTTAGTTTGTTGCATTGATCTTGCTAGTGCTCTTGCGTATTTAGCGCCTAGAGAACCGTACAAGCCATCTTCTTCAGCTTCTTCAGTTATTGCGAATGCTAAAGCGACAGTTTCATGCACATACCTAGAAACAAAGCCTTCTCGACCAGAATCATAATTGATCATAGCCCCTTCAGCTTTTGTTGGTGCAGCTCCGAAGCCGATCATTTGTACATCTTCTTCGAATGCTTTCATTGATTGCTCTGTAGAATATAAAGCTCTCCATTGTTCTGGATATCTATCATATTCCATACCAAACACGGTATTTAAACCTAGATTGAGCTGTTTGGTAAAAAGTGCTCTATTTAAAGCCATTTTTTAACTCCTATTGTTAAGGTTAAATACCAGCTTGACGAGTACCATATAGAGATAGATTAATTACTACTTCTACATCAGCATCAGCGCCAACTGCATTTTTAGGATAATCAATTAAACGAAGGATTCTCAATGATTTTGCAGTTGCTGCAAGAGTTGAGATATCCAATTCGTCAGTTGAATGTCCGTAGGTTGAATTAAAAGTTCCAATAGTAATATTTGCTAATTCGCCAACATTTGCGTTTGCGAAAGTTCCATTACATTGAATCTTGTATGTTATATTTGGATCATCATACACATATGCTTTAATCGGGTCACCCGATTTAGCAGTTGTTGCATTGTTCCAAACTTTCTTAAATTTAACATCGCCTGTGTCATTCTCGATGTATTCAACACCATAAAAAACTCCGAGCACTACTCCGCCCGCTGTTCCTCTGATAATTGTACCATCGGTATGAAGTGCAACAATATCGCCACTTGCAAGATTAGCTGCATAGCTGTTTGCAATAGCATATTCATTAGCACGAATAACACCGCCTGTTAAATGTCTTAACGGTGTAAAACCGTTAGGTGCATCTACGTTTGCCATAGTTATTTGTCTCCATAGTTAGTTTGTTACTCTTTAAAGCCGCCTCTAGTAACAGAACTTTTATAAGACCTTTGTATGGGTTGTCCGGGTGATTCTACTCTATTCATATCTTGAGCAACTGAAGTCATTAAACTTTCAGTCATTTTTGCGTAATATTCATTACGTTCATTTACCATTTCTTCTGGCATTTCACAGAGTACCATTCCTTCTATACCTATATATCCCGCAAATTTGCCATGTTCTATCGTAGGAAAATGTTGGCCATCTTTGACAGTTTTAATGTCTCTTGGTTGCCAACCTTCTCTCAATCGTTTAGCTACATTTGTCGGCGTTTCCTGTCCCAAGACCATAGTGGCAATCCATCTTTGTTTCATGCCAGGTCTTGCTTCAGGCGCTTCTAATAAGTTACTAGGTCGCCATTTTGAAACTGTTGCAGATTTTTCTACTCTAGTTTCATTGTTTATTTTATTTGTTTTATTCATGTCAGGCTCCTTTACCGTGTTCCTGTATTTGAATCACTAAAGTCTTTTACTTCTTTAGCAAATCGTTTTAGTGCTGCATCATCGTTAATGTTAATACCAAAGGTTTTAGCAGTGGCAAGATCATCACCTGTGAGCTTAACTCTATTACTACTGGTTCCTTTTTTACGAGAAACTCCAGCAACCGGAGATTGCACTCTGTTAGTTTTTTGTACTACATTTTGATTACTTTTGGAAGTGTTTTCTTCTGTTTTATTAAAATAATTAAGACCACTTGCTTTTAATCTTTTAGTTATCTCATCATAATAACCAGGATCATGCACATCCCAACCTTCTTCAGTTAATTCAGCATCAATTCCATAAGCCATTGCAGTTTCTTTTCTGTAACCCGGTTTATTAAACCATTGTGAATTTTCTTTTACCCATTCAGAAGCTAAAGGTGGAGCTTTATCTTTTTTCTCCTTAACTTTAGGTACTCTAGCAGCATAATCTTCAGTTTTTGTTATTTGACTTCTAATTTCAGCAAGATTTTCATACAATTTTACTTGTTTATCTGTATTTCCTTCTTCAATTGCTGATTTAAGTTCATTTGATACTGCAGTAGCTTGATTAGAAAG